CTTGAATAGATTTATTGATTATTGCCATGTCGTAAGAATTTCCCGCAACGTCACTAGCCTTACTAACCGTGTCGCGCATTCCGATTTGATCGAACTTACTCAGTAAATTAGCTGATTTACGAGCCGTAATTACCTTATCACCCTGCTCCAAGTACTTGAATCTAGCTCCGCCGCTACTTCCGAAGTCTTTAATATTTCCCTTCTTATCCGTGACTATTTCAGGACCTTCTTCATCAACAACCGACCATCCTTTAGATGCGTTATCAGTACCTTTTGCAAAGAAGTTTAGATTACCCAATATACTTGCCAACACTTGTGTAGTAGTCAATGTAGAAGCTAACGCTTGTGCGGGAGTGTCTCCGCTTTCAATTGCTGCTGTATATGTCTTCAACCCTGCTGAAATCATCTCAATATTTTGCTTCACTTTCGCTAATCGAGCCTGTTCTGCTTCCGCTTCTCGCTGTATCTCAATCATCTTTGTGATAGATTGTTCCGCGGTTATATTTCCATTAGCTGCCAACGCTTCAAAATAGTCCTGTTGTGATTTAGCAGCATCAGATTCTTTTCCGAGCAATGCAATTCGTTCGTCAATTTGGCTCGTCAACACATCAGTTAATGCTTCTTGGAGATTCTTATAAGCGTTGAATATCTCCTCGTTCTTGTCCGTTTCAATATCGATTTCTATTTCTGAATTTGATTTAACTAATTCCAATCTCTTATCCGAAATTTCTTTGTCAATATCAATGACATCACGACCGTAAGCTATAAGTATCTTTTTCCTTGCGTTCAAAGATTCCAATTCAGCTATAATTCTTTGTTCAGCAGCCTCTTTAGCCGTGATTTTTTCAGCACGTTCAGCATCATTTATAAATGTGAGACGTTGAGTTAATAATTTCTGTATTGCTTCGTTTTCCTGTGAAATTTCATCCTCTTTTGCCAAGTTCAATTCCTCTAATGCTGTTACGTTTCGAGCCGCTAAAACTTCGTCGATGTCTTTTATTGCTTTTAGCTGTTTTTCTTTCGATTTAGTATTTGAATTGGTCGCGCTTGTGTTGTCTTCTAATCCCTCTGTACTCGCTGTAATGTTAGCTTTAACAACTTCTAATTGATGTGATGTTTCACCAATAGCAGAATTATATGTCTTAACCCCTGCTTCCAATGCTTTAACTTCTGCTAGTTGCTTCGCATATAGGTCGTCTAAATCGTCAAAATCTGTAAAAAAATCAGCAAATTGATCCGCACTTTCTGTAATATTTTTTAAATAAGCATTAAATCCTGTTGATCCTGTTGGACTATCCGCTGCTTTTTTAGCCTTAGTAATTAAGGCTAATTTCTCTTTTTCTATTTCTAATTCTTCATTCAATTGATCTCTTCTAACATGATTCATGGCGTTGAATTCCTGCTGAAGTTTTAGCCGTTCTGCATCAGTTTTAGCCAACTCTAATGCTCGATCTAATTGTAGTTGTCGATTGCTTATATCGTCCTCTACGAATTTATTAACCTTACCAAGTGCAATCTCTAATTGTTCAGCATCGAATCTAGCCTGTCTCGCGCCACTTGCTACATCATAGAATGCTTTAGCTAATTCAATGGCTGCCGCAATAGCTCCAACCATGGCTAACTTACTTTTTAATAGAGATTTCCCTACATTTTTAAGAGTTACAATTGAACGTTTTCCTCCTGTCACTAAATTTTTAAATCCACTAACTAGCCCTTTTAATGAATCGCCAAATTTCCCGTTCAAAGCATTGAGAACTATTAAACGAGCCTTATATATTAGCAAGAACTTCAATAGTTTACCACCAACAGATAGAATTGTTCCAAAGTTATCCGCTAAGAATGAAATTGCAGCAGCAAGTTTTTTGCTAAACCCAGTAGCTTTGTCAAATGATATTATTTGTTCCTTAATCTTCTTTGTCGCCTTGCTAATCGTAGCTCCTAAAGTTTCATTTTTTGTGTTAAATTCGTTAGTTACAGAATCAGTATTAGTTAATGCTTCGGCTGAAAGATTTACTTTTTCAGTCATCAAATCAATGTTCCCTCCAAGTTTCAAGAATACCTCTGAAGTTCCTGAACCCGTTAATCCAAGCGATTTTAATTGCTTCCCTAACCCGACAGAATCACCTTTAAACTTATTTGTACCTTTTAAAACAGCTTGAAAAGCTCCGAACAAATCATTGTTGATCATGTTCGTAAATTCATCAACTGGCTTTCCTGCTAATTCCGCAAAACCTTCAACATCAGTAGTCATCTTTTGCAATATCTTCCCTACTGCCGTCCCCCCTTTTTCCGATCTTACTCCTAATTCTTGCAATGCTGCCGAAGTACCTAGTATTTGGCTCGTTGTCAATCCTAAAGGAATACCAACTCCTGAAATTCTTTTAGAAAAATCCGTGATTACTGGCGATGTCGCATTTCCACTAGCACCGAGAACGTTCAATGCGTTACCTATTTTCAATAGGTCCTTAGAAATATCACCAGTTTTAGTATCAGTCAAGACGTTTCGCAATCCACCAATTTCCTTGGTTATTTCTTCAGCACCCCCAGTAAATTCATCACCTAAAGACACGTTCAAAACGTCTATACTCTTTGTAAATGCTGTTATTTCATTACTAGCGATACCCATTTGCCCACCAATGGTTGCTATCTTCTGAAGATCATCAATACTTGTTCTAGTATCAATATTAATCAACTCCATTGATAATTCCCTAGCGGCTTCTTTTGTTATGTTCAGCGTTTTAGCCATATCCGCTGCTGCTTCATCAAAGTCGGTTAGTATATTAATACCCTCGCGTACAGCAAAACCAACACCGACACTAACACCAACAGCACCTAATGCGCTTTGTGCTTTCGTCCAAGCCAAGCCATAACGCCCAACATCTCTACGACCGTCCCGAGCTTCTTTGTTTATCCTACGTAGTGATTTATCTAACGCGTCAAACTTTATTTTTGCTTTACGCGCCTGTTTTGATCCAACGCCATATTGTGCAGACAATCTCTTTAACTCTGCTTGTGCATCATTTGTAGCACGAGTTAATTTCTTGTAAGCGTTCGCTTCATCCTGAATTAGCTTCTTAGCTCGTTCAGCCGCCTTGTTTGCTTTTTCCTTCGCAGCTAACTCACGTTTCTTTAAATTTTCTTGTCGCTCAGTCTCACGGTTGTTCGCTACTTTCGTTCGCAATTCAGCTTGATCCAATCGCTCCTGAGCGATCTTAACTTTCTTTAATTTCTCTTCATTGATTAACTTTTCTCGGATTAATTTCTCAGACTTAATATCTTGCTCGTTTATCGCGCGTAGCCCCTTAGTTGTCTTGTCTAGTACAGGATTAATTTCAGATTTCAGTGTCTTAGCAATTCCACGAAATCCGTCATCCATCTTTTCAAGAGACATAGCTAATTGATCAATGTCTGCTTTTATCTCCTCAATTGCATTTCCGCTAACTAAATCACTCTTGCTTACTCCTTCTGCCATATTCGTCCAATAAATCGCGGAAATCCACGATGGTAATTACTCTCTTATCTATCCATGTCGGCATTTGAGTTCGAAGCCAAGATAACGCTTGATCTATTGTCATGCCGTCTATTTTGTCAGGGTTTGATTTCTCCAAATTAGATGTCTCTATTTCGATTTGATTCAGCAACATTCGATCACCTGTCTCAACGTACGCTAATCGTAGCTTAGTGAGTAGTATTTTAATGTTCAAAAAATCAATCATTTCCTGCTTTAAATCGTATCGATCTATGTATTGATCTTGAAGAATTTCAAACCTATCAAAGTCTTTTTTTGTTGAAATACCGTCGTAATTAACCCATCTAACATTACCATTTTGGCATTCGTCCCAGTTGTATAATGGAATTTCTCTAATGTCCGAGTAGTACTTTTCTGACTGATTCGATGTATTTCGCTTTAATCTCAACTTTAAGTTTTTCAATATTTTCATCTGTCAAATTTAAAATTCGATCACTATACCAATCTTGATCCTTCATTTTTTTGAACGTCTCTGAATTCGCATCAAAAACAATTCGATCACTTAATACTTGAATGAAAATAGATTGATAAAATGAACCAGAATCATCCAACGTATAATGAGTGTTGAACTTCTTTATCGGATCAATAAATGACGTCGTTAAGGAATAGTAACCAATAACATCACCATCCGCATCAACACCCTCTTTTCGAAGCTGATCTTCTCTTATCCAGTTTAGAATCTTATTCTTTAAATCAGTATCAAATGATTCATACCAAACCAACGCACCAGACAATAGACGTCTTCGTCTAACCATTTCATGCAGCCTACTTTGCCCAATTGCCATATTATTTCAAAAAAAGGGGCTACAATTATTTGCAACCCCTCGTTTTTTTAATCATCCTTTGAAGTTTGCTTCTTCGGTGCTTTCTTCTTCTTCTCAGCTTTGAACTTTCCGTTAACTTCTTCCCAAGCTGCTGTTACATTTTCTGCGCTCTCGATGTTTTCATAGTCGTCTATCAACTTTTCAAGTGATACACCCTTTAATGCGCTAAGATTAAATGATGTTCGACCAAATTTAACCGATCCCATTACTGAGCAATGAACGCTGTTGCAGATGATTCGTAACCATTAACCATCGTTCCAGTTGCAGCACGGAACACTTCCAAAGTACAATTGTCAGCTGCTACTTGTGCAGGAATTATAACCGTATATGTACCGTCTGAGATTTCAGTAGCAGACACTACCGAGAATGTTGCAGGAGTTGTTAAATTCTCCCCTGTAAAATCTGTCGCCAACGCACCCTTCCAAGGCGTAGAAACATTTGCATAACCGTAATTAAACGTACCTACTACCGTTAATTCTGTTGCAGAAACTACTGTAATTGATAGATTTACATCAATAATACCTTTCAATTCCAATGGCTTGTTCGCTCCAAATACAGATGATGGTAATTGCCATTGATTAGCATCACTTGTAGTGTACTCATAATCGTAATTAAACGATACCATTGAAGGTGTAGTTGCTGTTGCGGGTGTAAACTTCGCTTTATAAGAATGTCGATTAATTGGACGACCATAAAGCATTGTGCCTTCTTTCTGCCCCTTCATATTGCTACACAAATCAAACTCAAATTCCCCCATTGCATTACACATTGACTGAACTTGGTTATAGAATTGCTCGTTTACACCTTTTTGCTCCCACAAAACGTTAGTTATGCCCTGAGATGTTAAGAATCTCTCGTTTAAATCTGAGGTGTCGAACGTAGGGTCTGCTTCTGGTGCAGAAGCATTCTGTATATTTGTAAAAATATACAGTCGTTTTGAAGGGTCTGGATTATTTATAGCAGCTAAAATATCTGCTTCAAATGTTGTCGAAGTTAAATCAAATCCATTACGAGTACCGTCATCTGCGACATTGCGCATAAATCCTTTCCCTTTTACTAATCCAAATGCCTTCGCATCTGGATAACCTGTATTTCCGAAATTGCCTGTGCAATTACATCCTGCTATTGCCATTATTGTTGTTTTTTAATTGTTAATATTTCAACAGCCGCTACAACCATGTAGTACGCTGACTGTTATTTTTAAATCTATGCCTGTGAGATTCGCGTCAATTATATTTTTCTCAAAACCTTGCGCTGTCTCTTTTCCAAACTTTGTAAAGTTTACAATTTCATGTGTCATTTCGTCACTAAAAAAGATACTATTACTACGAATAACTCTAATAAACTCATCAACCATGTAGTACAATGCTTGAAGTCTATTATCGTGAGTGTCCATCGTCAACCATTGTTGAAAATTGCTTGAATCTAGGAAAACTATTCTTAAATCACTACGCCTTTCAATAGTTGAATTTTCACTAAGTACACTTTCCCTTGTTGGCTCTACCATCCAAATAAACGGTACTTTATTTCTTTCATCACTACTAAACAACGTCCATTCGCTGTTGGTTGCTGTTGGTGTGCCTACAAAAAAAGTAGGTTTATTAAGCAGCAAAGTTGTTCCCGAAAAAGTCCACGCACCAACTGGAGCTAATGTTATCGTTGAATCTTCGTGACTTACTTCTGTAATTGTGTATTCGTTACCTAAATGATCTGTTACTTTTTTTTCTGTACTTGCCCATTTTTGATTACAAACACTAAGTACGTTACCAACGAATGATTGAACAGTAACAATACAATTCATCTTATCAACTATTTCCTTTTCAACTATGTAAACAATATCCCTCATGTTACTGGAAGAATTGTTTTTTGTAATCCTAAAAACGCAGGATAAACATCATTGTTTTCTAAAATATAGTGCTGAATCGCTTTGTAAGTGCTGATTGCTTCATTCCACCTAGATTGAAGATTAGCCCTCAATTGACTAACATTTTCTGAGTTTTCGCCTTTCTTTTCTACCGAACCATTAGATGATCTTTGAGTTGAAATATCACGAGACCAATAGAAGTAAACGACGCCCAAAAGAACATCGTTTAACCCTCTACTGTTTAAGATTTCCCCACACTCTAATTGTACAGTAAATGGATCGCGTAAGAATTCGTAAATCGGATCAAGAGCCGCAATACCAATAACCCACAGATCGTACAATTCTTTTCCGAAAAGTTCAATTAATGTTATTGTCTCGTATCGATCGATATAACTAGTCAAAGATGATGCATTAAAATCATTCTTTGTTAATTCGAATTTGTTCACGAAATCATCTACTGTAATTAGTGCCATGAGTTACTTTTCTTTTTTGCCTAATCCTTTATACTCCATGATCTCAGCTACATTTTCAGACATTACTTCAATAGTGCCTGATTTGTCACCTTTTGACCATCTAAATGATACCTTCATAGTGCTTTTTGAAAAACTCTTTTTATTAACCTTCTCAGGTGTTGCTTGTTTATCTTTTTTCACTACGTTAGTGTCTGGTGTTGGTGTTTGTTTCTTAGCCATGTTGCTGTTTTTTATGTTAAGGTTTTTCGAGTGCTGTTTTTGATGTAGAAATAACACCAGTTACAAATGCCGTTTTGTCGTTACCTTTTATTCTGTTTAGACCTCTCCATTCAACAAGAATAGTTCTGAAGTTCTTAGTAAAGTCGTCAGAATCTAGTCCAATCTGGATAGTCATTTCACCTTTAGAAAAGACCGTATCTTTCGATCCATCCATTGTCAAGAAGTTATCCTGAGTGATACCAGTATTTGAAACTACTCGAATCCCGTCTAATGTCAACGTCCCAGAAACATCAAGCAAACGACTTACATACTGTCCGCCAGACGCTCCATTATCTTTAAGAAGTCTTAACGTTGTAAGGTCTGTCGGGTGAACTACGTGTGCATTTGCTTCGTGGTTTGCTACTTCAATTTGATTCGCTGCAACTGTAAGTACATCAACCAAGTTGGCTTCTTGAACTGTGAGCGCAAATGCTCCAGCTGCCCATGCCGTCGCTTGAGGGATGATACCATTAAGATTTTGTCCAACATTGTTACCGTTCAAAATTTGATCATCAATATCAAGAGCTAATTCACTCATCAACTCTTTTTCGATCTCAGATTTCATAAAGTCAATATCGCCAAGCATTTCTGTTGAAACCTTGATAAATGCAGTTATTTTCTTTACGTTCTCAGAAACAACAACTAAATCAAAATCAATTTGATTTTTAAGAGTACCCTCAGCAGTACTTCCTGCTGATCCTTCCTGATTTTGTTTTTCAACCCATGAAATAACACTAGATGTTGCAGTACCATTATTAACGAGTTCTCGAATGAATGTTTTTCGTTTAGCAATGTCGTTAATACCTGATTCTCGCTGTTCAACTGGAATATTTCCACCTGAAACATTTCCAGTTATAGTCATGTCTCCAACTACTTTAATTGTAGTCTTACCATCTCTCGAATCAGCCATCGATTTTAGTGTGTCCTCAGAATCTTTCAAGGCATCGTAAAGGTTACCTTTTCCAGTCATCGAAACATCACCATCTGCAATGTCATTCATGCGTTTAAGCATCATTCCATGCTCTTTCAAAACGCTGTTCAATGTTTTCAACTGCTCTGCCTGAGCTTCAATCAACTCAGCTTTTAATGCTGCAATTGCTTCTTTGTTCTTGTTCTCAACATCATCCGTAATAGCTTTCGTCAATTCTTCACGCTTAATTGTGTTGAATTCGTTATAGTACTTCGCCATTTCTTCGGCACTTGTACCATCTTCTTTTGTAGTGCCATCATCATTCAAGACAGGCTCTTTAATTTCGTACCCTTTTGATACTAGAAATTCGTTAAAATCCATTATTGTAAATTTTTATAAAATTGTGTTAAATTACTACTCTTTGCAGTAACTTTTTTTAGAGTGTCTTTCGACGAGTCAGTGTTTGAATCATTACTAGATTCGTTTGATGAAGTGTCGTTTGACGAGTTCATATTATCTTTCTGGAAAATAGATGTTGCGTCATTTGATCCACCACCAACAACTAAACTTCCCTCTTTACTTATTCCTAATTCTTCAACCCCCCAAAAGTATCCATCTTTTTCAACCTCTTCCTTGTTGACGATTGATTCAATTCTACTGTCATAATATCTCTTTTCTTCTTTAAGGTCTTTATTTTCAGAATTAATACCAAGCCTTATCTTATGATAAACCATTCGTATAGAATTCTCGAAATCTACTACTTTATTTTCAATGGCATCCAATACGTCACGCTTTACAATTTTATCCTTCTTAATTTCGAATACTAAAGCCTCAGTTTCACCTGAATATGATTTTCCTACAATATTCCAAGGAATACTTTCAACCGACATTTTAACGTCTTTTTGCCATGCAATTATAGAC